AAAGCGGAACTACTTCTTATCCTGGCCGGCGGGATTAGAGGGGTGGTCACCAAGGGCTTTCACCGGTCCAATCACCTTCACCACCGGACCTAAGGAACCATCAGGATTCCTAATGTGAAGAAGAAGGCTCCCATCAGCCTGAGTCGTCACGTCATACTCACTCGGCGGGGGCGGGGGCGGAGGCGCGGTCGGGCCACCCGGGTTGTGCTTCATTATCGCGGCCAGCGCCGCAGGCGGCGCACCAGTCAGACCGCCGTGCTGGTGAAACTGAATGGGCGGCATCGGAGCGGGGGACGGAGTCACCCCAGGAATGCCTGCCGGCATGGTGCCGGCCACAGCAGGTGGTAAACTCGCGGAGACCGGACCCTGCGGTCCCATTGACGGGCCAAGATAATTCAACATGGGCTTTAGTCCTCCAAATCCGCCACCTTAATCGGCGCGGCTTTCTTCCCGCTCTTCGGGCGTGTGTAGCCCAAGACCTTCTTCTCGTCCACGGGCGCGGGCGCTTCAACTTCAGCGGGTTTGTTGGCTTCGTCGCTCTCGTCACCAGCCTCGTCCGGGACTCTGTCGAGAGAAATCGTTCCAGCGGCTTCATCCACCCCGGAGACTTTGAAAGTCACTTCATCGCCCGGCTCCAAATCCGAAAGCTCTTCAGCCTGGTCGGAAGTCAAAACGAGCGGCTTTGGGGAGGCGTCCCCAGTTGTGTTCAACGGGCTGCCACCGTCGCCGGGACCGCCACCAGCGACACCAGGATTAGCGTTGTCGTCCATATCTTCAAAGGTATCAGGTTTAGCTGCCCCAGTCAAGCTGTCTCAGTAATACCGCTTGCGGCGATTCGGCACTTCCTTGCGATCCAAAAGACCAACCGTGCGCTTCGCCTGCTCAACCTCCATGCGGATGAGCTTGAGACAGTTGAATTTTGCGTAGCGGCTGGCGTCACTCACATGGTCATAGTCGCCCCCCTGCGGCCCCTTTAGCGGCTCGTCACCGCCAAAGCCGGGCTCCCCTTCAACGGGATACCGATAACCGCCAGAACTGGCGATGTAAAGCTGCGGGCACGTCCCTTTGTCAATCCGATAAACCAGCTTGCCAAACCGATCTTTCTTCTCCAGCAGCCGGTTATAGACCGCGATGGACTCTTGCAACCCCATGCGGACGAAGCCCGGAAAAATATCGTAGGTCCGCAGCACGTTCACGCTAGACCCTTTATCCGTCTTTGCGTTGCCCGCCGGGTCACAATAATCCTTCACGCCAGCGCATATCAGCCGGTCATTCCAAAAAGGGAAAATGCTGGTCGTGATGTCAAGCACAGCTTTACATTGCCGGTCAACGTTCGATTGCCGCGCGAAAAACTCATGTAGGTCCCACCAGTATTCGTCCTTCTCATCAATCCAATAAGCCGAAAAGATAACCGACTGCGTGGCCCCAAAATCCCATCCGCGAATGAGATAGGCTCCCTGTGGCCAGGGCAGGTTCTCGCCCGCGTGTTCCTGAGTGAATTCGTGCAAGACGGGTGTGCCCTCAAACGCCTCAGCATACTGGCCCTCAACCATGCGCGCATACATGGCCGGATTCTTCCGGTATTGCCGCTCCAGGCCCTCGGTGTAACCCGCCGGCAAGTTGTGCGCGTTGTCGCGCGTGCGCAGATGCCAGAACTTGACGGTCGGGTCGCCCTTCGATTCTTCTTCGAGCTTGGCAATCCAGTGTCTCGGGGACGGAGGATTCGTGTCAAGAATGACCCCGGCGTCGCGAATGAAACCCTTTTCGTCACAAGTGTCGGGGTCCGCACCCTTCCAGCGCAGCGTCGCTACGCCCAAATCCAAATCTTCGCGCGCCAACTGGTCCGCTTCGACAAAAATCAAGAGCGAGCACTCATACCCCCGGAAACGCGATGCGCGGTAGCGCTCCTCAGGCACGCCAGCGAAGTAAACCCAGGAACAGAAAAAGTTGCCCACCGCCTCAAGCCAGGTCAGCGTCTGCGCTTTAGTCACGCGCGGGCTGGCTTGCTTCCAGGCGTTGAACTTCACCACGGCCAGGCGAGACGGAAGGCGGAACACCTTGCCGCCATCAATCTTCTTGAACAAAGAGACGCCGGTGTCCCGGTAGGCCGTGCCGAGCTTAGGATAGACCTGGTGCTCAAAAGTCTCCAGCGTTGTGTCCGCGTTAGAGTCCTGCGTTTTGCGTAGAATGTAAACCTTAGCCCCCGCGTTATGGAACGCGTGGCCAATCGTCTCGACCGCGATGCCCGTCGTTTTCCCGGTCCCGCGCCCGCCGACCAACGCACGGATGCGGGCCTCGCTCTCGTGGAATTCCCGCATGTCGGCGGAAGGCCGATACCACGAGGCTGGAAATGTCAAGGAGTCATCCATTAAAACTAAAAGGGCCGCCACCCCACCTTCGCCGGCTACGCCTGCGGGTTGTTGAGCGACGGCCCTTGCTTCCCCTGCCCCCTAGAGCTTTTCGCCGATGGCGTTCGTGAGGGTCTCGGCCTGAGCCGCGACGTTCTTATTTCGGCGCAGAATCAGAAACCCCCCAACCGCCCCGCCCACCACCGCCAAAACTACAATAATCAGAATACCTATCATAAGCCCTGCCTTTCCTTTGCTGTTTGTTCAATCACCGAAAGAGAGGGCGTGGCAGGATTCCAACCTGCACGATGGTTCGTCCCATCAACCTAACCCCAATCTTTCAGTCCTGGGGTTTGTAATAGCTGGGTTGCGTCTCGCAGATTCCGCCACACGCCCGTAAACTCTCAGCCCTATGCCGGTCCCGGCACTTTGGTTACAGTCACCCCCGCCACGCCCGACTTGGGCAACAACAGGAGACCTTTGACCTGGCTGGCGTAAGTCACTTCAACCTGGCTTTGCGCGGTCCAAGTCGCGGGCGGAGCGCCGTTCTTCAGGTCAATCACCGCGACACAGGAAACCAGCGCCTTCACAGTGCCCCCCACCGGCATGGGGCTCGCAGCCGAGACGGCGCAGTCAGTAAGAGCCAGCCCCAACGCTGGAACCGGGCCGGGCACAAGAACCACCGCGTCTAGCGGCGTCGCGATCCAGGTCGGGGTCCCGACCATCTCCCAAACAGCTTGAATTGGATTATTGTCGGCGTCAGCCAATTCAATGGATAGCGACAACGGCGATGTGGTGGATTGCAAAAGGTAAGGAGGATTCATAGTGGTGATAATGGATTGAGGTTGGCTTTCAATAGGCGCGCTCGCCGGGCCGAGGGGCGGAACAAGCGGGACAGGTGCAGCCGGGACCATGACAAGCGCCGGGGCCGTGGGGCTCGCCGCCACGGTTATAGGGGCGATTTCCGTCATCAACCTCGTTGATGGGGATTTCACGGGGGGCTTGAGGGTCTCGATTCGGAAGCCGGCCTTCATAAGATTCGTTTTTCATACTGTCTTTAGCCTACCAGAACATCGGACAACAGTCAAGCGAACAAAAGGGGGACTCCTCCTGGTCTGTCCAGCTTGCCGGGAGGAGTCGCATGAGAGAAAAATAATCACTGCACCAGGCTGCCCCAGAGGGTGAGAAGCGAGGGCCTACACCGATCTTCCCCCGCGAGCCACCGGGCGACTTTGCAGGCACCCTCATAGTCTCGCTGAGTCCAGCCCTTTTCATCCCCCCTGTCGGAACAATCATCCACAGACAAACGCTCACGGAGGACTAAAAGCTGCACGTCAACCGCCTTCCAGTTGTCATCACCAAAAGCGGTTCTACGGGGAACGCTGTGCTTATTCCTTGCGAGCCAGGCAATCTCAGCCTCGACCTGCTTATTTGTCGGTTTCACATGCTTCATAAATCGAGGGCGTCTCTCCGCCCTGCCCCGTGTGGTTTTCTGTTTCCCAAGGGAGGGCGCCTGTAGCGGCGCCCCCACGGCCCCGGGCTTCCCGGGATGATACAGGCCGCGTATCAATGCGGCCCCCGGTCGAAACGGTTGCGGTCTGGGAGCTATCGTAGGTAACGATGCGACCACTGACCGGCGCTGAAGCCTACACCGGAGGCACGGAACCCGGAGGCACGGAACCCGGAGGCACGGAACCCGGAGGCACCGAGCCCTGGTTGATATTGAGGAGCGCCGAAGCGATGTTCTGGAGCCGAGCAATACTATCCTCCGCCGCTTGCGGCAGGTCGGTATCGGTCAGCGTGCTTTTCAACTCCGCGATCTCCGCAACGATTGTGGTTTGCGCGGTGGTGAGGTTGGCGGTGATGGCATCGAGGATGCCGGCTAGGTCATTTACAGTATCCATAAGTTTAGCTTTTACTAGTTGTATGTCGAAACACGTTGCCAATAAAAGGCGCGACACGTCGCCTAATACTGGAAATTGTTCGGGACGCCTGGGGTGGCGTCGAGAAAAGTAACGGTGATGATTCATAAATCAAACTTCACTAAACCAGTCAGGCGCGTCCTCGCTGCCGGCATTCGTTATCAGGGGCGGCGTTTCACCCAAGGGCTTGGGCTGGTCGGGGTGAAGGCCCAAGCTGCCCAAGCGTTCCCAGTAGGAGTCACGCAGCATCACTGCCGGAGCCTCCACCTGGGGCAGCGCGCGCTTGCCAAAAATTGCTTCCCAGCCCTCTCGGTAAGCGGACGTTGAAGCGTTCCGATGCTTGCGCATACCCTTGCCCGCCTGGGCGGTGATGTCAGTAGTTTCCATAAAATCTTACCAGCCGACCTGCTTAGCCATGCCGACCAGGACGCAGAAACCAATAACCATACAGATGACAGCGCCGACCAGCCCGAGGGCAACAACTAATCCGAGACCAATTAGTAGAAGAGTATGCCACATAAAAATTCAGCGTTCAGGAATGGACCGGAGGCTAGCCGCCATGAACAGGGCGATAGCCCCGAGCGCGCACAGCGCCCCGGAGATAAAGCCAGCGGCAAAGACTAGAAGGTTCACGAACATGGCGATTACCAGTGAGAGAGCCAGTAAGCCCCAAAGGCCACGCTCGCAAAGGAGGCGGCCAGACAAACTACGCAGAAACAAAAAAGTGCGATCTGAAACATAATGTCACTCTACAGCATCAAGGCAGTGGCTGTCAACATCTTTGTTGAAAAATCTTTTCAGTCGTGAACCCCGTTGATCGCATCCTCAAGATACTGAAAAGTGACACCCCGAATCGTCGCGGCCCGGTCCTCAACGTCCCCCACACCCTTCACCTTCGCCAGCGCGACGGCCACGGAATTGAATGTGCTCCCCAGCCGGCGGCTTGCCTCGGCGGCGGTCTCTATCTCGTCGCCCGGTTCAAAAGGATGAGGCAGGGGGGCATCCTCTACGCTCTCGTCCACAGCCACCACATACACGGGACGGCCCTTCGGCCCGCAGCGGCGGGACTCTAGTTCGGGCGTGGGATTCAAGAAGCACCCTCCTCTTTCTTCAAGGTGAAAGTGAAGCCGCGCATGGTCTTGGGCTGGTCGGGGTAAAGGCCCTTGGTGAAATGGAATCGCACCATCGTAGCCAAATCCTTATCAAACCTCTGGACCAGCCCAGCGTAGGTTAAAATCTGAGACTCACCACCGGCTTCGGGAGTCATCACGAACTGCAACATAGGCCGACCCCGCTTAAGCGGTGGCAGCCCCATCAACGCGCGCGCCTTCAAAAACTTGCTGCGTTCTGACAGCCTCCAGAGGCGTTGATACTCGGCCTGCGCCGCCCGGCGCTTCTTGTCTTCAGCCAGGATTGCCTGGGCTTCTTCCATCGTCATTTGAATGTTTTCAGTTTCAGTCATATCCTCAACATACTAGCAACATACGGAGAAGTCAACAGAAATCTTTTCTTTTCTTGCAGGCAAGGAACTGTTCCCGGAAGCCCCCTAGGAACGCACTCACTAACAACTAACTATATACTAATAATAATAATAATAATAATA